AACCATGGAGCAGCAGCTTAACCTGCATGACTTTATGATGAATACCATGGGCATTGATAATTATGCTGAGTGGCTTTTAACACCCCATACAGTAAAAGAAATCAGCGAGATGAAGGCTGCATCTGGGCTATACAAAGACTCCAGTATTCCCGGCAAAGCCACAGATATGAAGATGGGCTCTTTTATCATGGGAGAAAAGGGCGGTGCGTTCTTCTTAAACCTAAACGGCATCAAAGAAACTACCGCAGACAAGTGGTTTACTAGGACGTACAACCGACATACCGGAACATTAACCACTGGTCCACTCAGTGAGCAAGGTTTAGTTGATGCACCGCGCAATGAGGCTGAGCGCTCTGTAATGAAACAATTTAATAGATCTGTTGCTACCAACATGAAGTTGGACGAGCAGGCAAACCAAGCGGTATTGTGGTACTACGAGCAGAGCTTGTACTACAATATGGGAATTAAATCGGCAAGATCGGAGAGTTTTTCAGATGGAGCAAAAAACCTACTCAATGCCAGAGGAATCCCCTTCACAGATGCCGAGCTCGCTGGAGCTAGAGGCCGCAGCAATGCGGGTCAAGTTGCAGCAGAACCGACAAGCGCTGCAGGAGCAGGGAATACCGTCGGTGTCGGACAAGCTGCGCCAGCTGCGCCAGCAACAACAGTAACACGGGGCCGTAGCGCTCCTAAGTCTGGAGCCAAATAATGGCCATTGAACAAAAGTCCCTAGATCAGCGGTTAAGTAGCATCTTGCCGGCGCAAGCGCCTGAGTTTCTACAAGATGATGTAGACGTAATGGCAACCCAATCGCCAGCCTTAGATGAGCCGGTTCAAGTTGCTGGGCTAGGCACTGTACTTAAAGTTATCAAGCAGGCGACTAAGCCAGCTAAAGCGCTTGAGCCCTCCGCTGCTGATCGTGCTGTCTCTGAGGCTGCGCAAAAGACGGTTCAAGAAGCGGCAACAGCTGTTGAAAAGACTACCGTGCCTGGCGCGGTACAAAAGGTCAAAGCAGCGATGGCACCAGAAAAGCCTGCCAAGCCAGCCGCCGAAGTTCAGACCACACCACCTCCACCGGCCAGCACAGAACAAATGCAAACTGCTATTAAGGTGGCAGAGGATGCAGCTGAAGTAGTACCACCCGAGCCTGCTGGCGCCATCATCAAGATTGCTACGCCAGAGCAGGCAGACAAGTTTCTATCTGGTCTCGATGCGCCAGCTGTTGGCGTCGACTTTAATCTTAACTATCTGCAAACCACAGAAGATATTGATAGGGCGATTGACGCCACCAGCAAAGCATACGCTACACAGATGGATGTGGCCAAGCGTGGTGTGCTAGGAGATGAGGCGCTCAAAGACATGGCTGCACGCCTCAACATTGCACCCGAACTACTGGCAACAAAAAACGGCGGTACGCTAAACGCAGAGCAATTGCTAGCCTCGCGTCATTTATTGGTACGCTCCGCTGCAAACCTTGATAGCATGGCCACAAAGATTAAAGCTATGCCAGTTGGCACTGAGGACGACAAGCTGCTGCTAGAGTTTCGTAATGCACTAGCCACCCATGCTGCAATCCAAATGCGCTTGAAGGCTGCGCAGACCGAGACAGCTCGCGCACTACGCTCTTTCCGCTTACCTGTTGACGGTGCCACAGGTATATCAGATCCAAATCAGATTGCCTCACTGCTAAACGAAATGGGCGGTCGAGCCAACATGAAGAACCTAGCAACTTCCTATCAAGCTCTAAGCCTTGACCAGCAAGCACGCTTTGTTGACTTGGCTGGGTCTACTACTCAGCAATTAGGTGCGGTATGGAAAGAGCTGTATTACTCATCTCTGTTGTTGTCGCCAGCTCCAGTTGAACGGGCACTTTTTGGCAACATTGCAATGACGCTAGCCCGTCCATTTGATACGCTGTTTGCTGCTACTGTTGGGCGTGCCGTTGATAAGACAATTGCTACCCCGCTTTTTGGCAGCAAAAGCTCTGATCAAGTTGGTGTTAACGAGGCTTTCATTGAGATTGCTAACTTCTTTACTAGTTTGCCAAATGCGCTAAAGGCTGGTGCGCAAGCATTTGTAACCGACATGCCTGTCTATAAGGTAGGCCGAGATGTTGACAAGACGCCAGACCCAGCCATATCAGCAAAGATGTTTGCCGACCCAGAAAGCATGGTAGCGCAAGGTGTGGATTTTGTAGGTAAGGCTGTGCGCTTATGGTCGCGTGGCATGTTGGCCGTTGATGAGTTTAGCAAGGCACAACTAGCTGCAATGGAAACTCGCCGCCTTGCCGCCCGTGAAGCATTGATTGCAATGGATAACGGCGTAGATATAGACACGGCACTAGACGGTATGGCCATGCAGATCACCAACCCAGACGCTAAGACTATAGAGCGCGTGCATCAGGGTGTTCTTGAAGGCACGTTGCAGTCTGACTTGGGTAGCTTTGGCAACGCACTTAACAAAATCAGGAACGACCTTGGACCAGTGGGCACGGTCATCATGCCGTTTATCAAGACGGTCATCAACGCGCAAAAGCAGATGCTGGCACGCACTCCGGTTGGCCAACTTGCCCTTAAAGAAATTCGTGATGACTATATTGCTGGAGGCGCACGACGCCAGATGGCAATGGGTAAGGCCGCGATGGGTTCTTCCTTTATGGGCTTGGGCTACTACATGGCGCTAGAAGGCACGATAACGGGTGCCGGCCCAGTTGATCCAGCAAGACGCAAGTTCTTAACTGAAACTACCGGCTGGCAAGCCTACTCAGTTCGCACTGGAACAGATGAAAATGGCAAAGGTATATACCGCAGTTATGCAGGCCTAGAACCAATTGGCGGCATGCTAGGTATGTCGGCAACTCTAGCTGAAGTGGGCGCTGTATACGGTAAAGAAGAAGATGATGAGTGGCACGATCTGCTGATGTACTCTGCGCTGTTGCCTTTTAAATATATAGGCGAGTTGCCATTTATGTCTTCAATGTCTAACCTGGTAAACATGGTTGAGCAATTTAAGCGTGATCCGCTTGGAGAGAAGAGCCAGGCTGGCAACGCTGCCGTAGTTAAATTCTTTGGAGGCATTGCTCAAAACATGGTGGGCGGCGTCACGCCAGTGCCAATGCCTGGTGCATCTAGCTTGCGGATGATTGAGAACATGCTTGATCCGACTAAGCGCGATGTAACCCCAGACCCAAGTATGCCGGTTGAAACAAAGTACTTCAGCTATTTGTTCCGCAATTGGATGTCTAAGACTCCGCTAGCGTCTACAGCTACAGCAGAGGATGGATCGCCCATACTCAAGCCATCTCGTAATTTATGGGGTGATGAAATTAAAACAGGCGAGCCTGGTGCGCTTAGTTTTGTATTACCTTTTAACAAAAAGGTCCGAGACCTTGACCCAGATGAAGCAATGTTTTTGCAGATTGCCAAAGCACGCGGCAGCATGCCAGTTAACAAGCCTGAGAATGTGGTGGCCAACATCAAATTAAACGATGCTGAATACAGCGACATGCTCTTGCTTATGAATTCAATTCCAATCAATGGACAAACGCTACGGGGCGCACTTGCTGCGCACTTGATTGACCCTGAGTTAAATATGCAAATGAGTCGCGGCGCCTATGAGGGAATTAGCGCTAAGTTGTCCGGCACGGTTTCTGACTACCGCGATGCAGCGGTGGCCAGCCCAGGCTTTACTGCTATGTATCCAGATGCTGCAAACCAGATTTCTAGAAACCGTGACTTGGCTTTGCGCCAATACAAACGCCAGCCGCGTGAAGCGGCTATAGACTAAGTTAGAACACATTTGTAGAATTAGGACAGGAGAAATATTATGCCAGTGCCAATTAGTAACGTAACACGCAGAGCTGTGTATGCGCCTACCGGAACCGGTGGCGAAGGCCCCTATGCGTTTACCTTTGAGATCCTGGCCAACACAGACATTGCAGTATTTAAAGACGAGGTGCTGCTGACGTTGACCACCCACTACACGGTCAGCATTGCTGCCAATGGCACAGGCTCTGTGACCATCACAGCTACTGGCCTGGCGCTCTCGCCTACAAGCCCCACCCAGTACGCCATTGTTGGCAACCGTACTATCGCTAGGTCTACAGACTTCACAACTGGTGGCGACTTCTTTGCTAACACGTTGAATGACGAGCTCGACCAGCAGACCATCTTTGCCCAGCAAAATGCCGAGGGCTTGATCCGGGCGCTGTCAGCTCCACAGACAGACCCGACCAACATCAACATGACCTTGCCACTTGCATCATTGCGAGCCAACAAGACGCTGGGCTTTGATGCCAATGGCAACCCAGCTTTAGGCGAGACGCTAGGCACCAACCGTGGCAACTGGGCTGCTAGCACTGTCTACTATGTGCGAGACATAGCAAAAGACACAACCACAAACAATATCTTCCAGGTAATCACAGCGCATACCTCAAGCGGATCTTTGCCAATTACAACCAACACTGACTCTGCTAAGTGGACACTGCTGGTGGACGCGGCATCTGCGACAACCTCGGCCACCAATGCGGCGGCGTCTGCCTCGGCAGCCAGCACATCAGCGAGTAACGCATCTACGTCAGCTAGTGGCGCATCAACCTCGGCAACAAATGCTGCAGCCTCCGCTAGTACGGCATCCACCCAGGCTAGCAATGCGTCAACAAGTGCAACCGCCGCGGCTGCATCTGCGTCTTCTGCGACAAGCTCTGCAACCAGTGCTACCAGCTCTGCTAGCACAGCAACTACGCAGGCCAGCAACGCATCGACTAGCGCCACCAACGCAGCCACTAGTGCAAGCGGAGCCTCTACATCAGCCACCAACGCTGCGGCGTCGGCAAGCACTGCGACTACCCAAGCTAGCAACGCTAGTACATCTGCCACTAATGCATCAAACAGTGCTACCTCTGCAAGCACCTCCGCAAGTACTGCTACAACCCAAGCCACTAACGCTAGCAACAGCGCTACATCTGCCACAACAAGTGCAACAAACGCAAGCAACTCAGCAACAGCTGCATCAACTAGCGCAACCAATGCGGCAAACAGTGAGACTGCTGCAGCCAACTCGGCTACCGCTGCAGCTGCTGCGGCTGCCTCCGGTATGTACTCTGCAGTGCAAGACAAGTCTGCTAACTACACGGTAGTAGCTGGTGACGCTGGTGACCTAATCCGAGTGACTACTACTAGCGGTGCTGTCACTATTACCCTGCCAACAATCAGCACGGTTAGCGATGGTTTTAAAATAGCTATTGTTAAGTGGACTGGTGACGCCAATGCGGTGACTGTTGCGCGCTCTAGCACTAACACTATTAACGGTGCTACATCAGTAACCATTGGCGCTCAGTACTCATCAACTATTTTTGTTGCTGACTTTGAGACTGATCAGTGGTTTGCTGCAAGCTCTGGCCTTGGCACTAGCAACATATCAGTAGATGCATTCTCTGGTAACAACTCCACTGTGGCGTTTACCTTGTCTGCTGATCCCGGCAGTGAGAACAATACTCAGGTGTATGTCAGCGGTGTATATCAAGAGAAGGACACATACTCTGTCTCTGGTACTACGCTGACATTTAGCACTGCGCCACCAACTGGCACTAGCAATATTGAAGTTGTATCTAGTGCGCCATTGGCTATTGGAACACCAAGCGATGGCACGGTGACTACTGCAAAGCTGGCAAGCACTACAGGCTCTGGTGCGGTTGTATTGGCTACTAGTCCTACGATAACTACACCAAACATAACTACAGGATTGTTATTAACTGGGGCGGCTGGAACTGTTGGACAGGTACTTACTTCACAAGGCTCTGGTGCGGCTCCAATTTGGACTGTTGCTCCATACCTTGTTGAATATTTAATTGTCGCTGGCGGCGGCGGTGGCGGTGCGGGTCAATCTTCTGATACTTCGGGTGGCGGTGGCGGTGCGGGTGGATTTATTGCCTCAACTGCATCACCAACACCAACAACAAGTTATTCAATTGTTGTTGGTGCTGGCGGTGCTGGTTTGGCAGCTACTGGCGCAAGTACTAGCGGTTTAACAGGAGTAAGTGGCAGTACCTCATCATTTTTTTCTGTAACAGCAACAGGTGGTGGTGGTGGTGGTGGGTTTTCAACTGCCGCATTGTCTGGTGGCTCTGGTGGCGGTGCGGGTTGCCGAAATAGTACAACTGCAAGTGGAACATCTGGTCAGGGCAATTCTGGTGGTGGCGGTTCTGGTGGTGGAGGCGACCGTCGCGGAGGCGGTGGTGGTGGCGCTGGAGCCGCAGGAACATCTGCTATAGATGGAACAACTGCTGGTAATGGTGGTGTTGGTTTAAATTGGCAGTCACTTGGCACTTTCTATGCTGGTGGCGGTGGTGGAGGTGGAGCCTCTGGTCAATCTGCTGGCACAGGTGGTAATGGTGGAGGTGGTGCAGGAGGTTTTGCTACTGCTACTCAAACAAGTGGCACGGCTGGAACAGCAAACACAGGCGGAGGCGGTGGTGGTGAAGGTTATGGAACCAGTGGCAGTGGTTCTGGTGGCACTGGTGGTTCTGGAATCGTAATCATTCGCTATCTTGGAACTCAAAGAGGAACGGGCGGTACAGTTACATCTGCTGGTGGTTATACCTACCACACATTTACATCTTCTGGCACTTACACAGGATAAAAAACACATGTCACATTTTGCAAAAGTAGTAGACGGCATCGTTACACAAGTTATCGTCGCTGAACCTGAGTTCTTTAGCACGTTTGTTGACTCAAGCCCTGGCCAATGGATTCAGACAAGCTACAACACGCACGGTGGTCAGCATCGTAATGGCGGTACTCCACTGCGTAAGAACTACGCAGGCATTGGTTTTAGCTACGACGTAACGCGTGATGCATTTATCCCACCAAAGCCATACGCAAGTTGGACGTTGAACGACAACACTTGTTTGTGGGATGCACCAACTGCAATGCCAACAGAAGGCGGCCCTTATGCATGGGACGAACCAACAACATCTTGGGTTGTAACCCAGCAAGGAGCATAACTAATGGCACTCACACAAGTACAGGGGCAGATGATTGCTCCAAGCACTACGCTAACAACCCCAATAGTGGCTACCACAATAGGCGTTGGTGGTGCTACACCATCTGGCTCTGGCTCTGGTATCACATTCCCCGCAACCCAATCAGCATCAACTAACGCAAACACATTGGATGATTATGAGGAAGGGACTTGGACACCAAATGTAACCTCTGGAACAGGCTCAATAACTAGTTATACATCAAGCGGAGAATATATAAAAATTGGTCAAACAGTTTATATCCATTTTTCTTTTATTATTACTTCTGCTGGAACTGCTGGTGGAATTGCCAATATTACTAATATCCCATTTACTTCAACTGGTACTGGAACAAATCCTTATCAAGTAATTGCAATCGTAAGAGAAACTGGTCAAACTGGAGTTACTTACACTTATTACCAAAATGGTGGTGGAACTTCTGGAGTAATGCACCATTTAACAACAAATGGTGCAATTGTTTGGTCAAATAATTACAACTATGTAACAAATTATACTTTTCAAGCAACGGCTTAATTAACTAGCATGGATTTGTTAGTCGGACACTTAACCAAAGGAAAACACAATGGCACTCACAGAAACTAAAACAGTAGACCAAATCACAGTCACCGAAAACGGCATTGTGCTGTACCGCGAGGCTACACGCATCCTAAAAGATGGTGAGCAGATAGCACAGACATATCATCGTACAAGTCTGACACCAGCACAAGACTTAACTGGTCAACCAGCCAATGTAGTGGCTATCTGTAATGCCGCATGGACTGCTGAAGTAATTGCTGCGTATCAAGCGCAGATAGCACAGCAAAATGCTTGAGGATACTGATACTCGCTTGGCCGTGCATGAGGCGCTCTGCTCTGAGCGTTACAAGCGCATTGATGATTCTCTGTCGCGTGGTGACAAGCGCATGGCTAAGATTGAGTACCTCATCTATGCGGTGATGCTGTGTGTTCTGCTTGGACCAGGTGTGGCTGCAGACTTTGTTAAGAAGTTGTTGGGTATCTAAATGTGGACCCATTCAGTTTACTCATGCTGGCACAGGGTGCGTTTGCAGCTATTAAACAGGGCTGCGACTATTTGCACCAGGGCAGGATCGCTCTGGACTCAGCTAAAAAAACAGTCGATGGAGCGATGGCAGATGTCAAGGCCATTAAGGGAATCTTTGACTGGTTCATTGGCCTATTTAGATCAGCGCCTAAAGTTGATATCGCTAAACCTATTGCGAAAGCAGCAGCCAAGTCAAAGCCAGCAGCTGCAGCCAAGCAACAGCAATCCTATGAGCAGCTCGAGCTCGAGCTTATCAAGTCAGTTGGAGAAAACATTGGAATCCTCTTTGACACCCAGCAGCAAATCAACACCTACTACCAAGAGCTTGAAGAAGACTCCAAAACAAACTACAACCCAGAGCAAAACACCAGCAAGAAGGCGATCGAGCGAGCACTGATTGAGCTGCAGCTGGAGAAGTTAATGGAGCAGACCAGAGAGGCGATGGTCTATGCGCCAGCAGAATTGAAAGATCTGTACACCAGGTTCTTAAAGATGCATGGGCAGATCGAGAGAGAGCAGGCTTGGGCTAGAGCAGAGATGATCAGAAGAGCCAGGCTTGCAAGGTGGCGTAAAGAACAGGAAGAGATTAGGCATATTGAAATGATTAGTGGAGGCATAGCAGTGACGTTTATATCTCTAATTTTTGGATGGCTAATGTGGCAACTACGCGGCTTGTCTGGTGGATTTTGATGGCAGTCATGTTGTGCGTTGTCGTGGGTACAACAAGCATGGCCTACATTGAAACGCTATACATGAAAGCCCAGCTCAAGAAAGAGATGAAAGAGTTACGTAAGCTCAAGCAAGAACTGAAAGAAAGCAAATGAGATATCTATTGTTGCTGTTACTGCTGACTGCCTGTGATGATAGGTATCGCTACTTCTGCCAGGATCCCAAGAACTTTGTGGCCAAGAGATGCCAGCGCCCTGACTGTCTGTTTACACAAGACTGCCCCGATTATTTAGTTGCCCCAGTACTGGAGAAATCAATTGTCCAACAACCAGCCCAAGTTTCATCCGAACCGATTGCTAACCCAAGAGGAAATTGAGGTAAGAGTCTGGGCCTTTGTGGTCCTGATTGTTACTTTTATTTTGGCAGGCATAGTCTTCTTTATGCTCTATAGCTTGGCGTTCGTAACACAACCCCTTAAATCCATGGCTCCGCTTGATCAAGCCATGTCGAAAATGCTCAACGACGTGGTCCTCCTAGTGGTTGGCGGTATCGGTGGGGTAATGAGTCGCAAAGGAACACAAGCTATTGCTGACAAGTTGGCATCTACACCACCAGCTGCACCGCCCACAACTCCTACTCCAACTGTTAACCAAACTCAACCTACACCATCAGGTGCTTTGCCTGTCTGGATCAATCCTCCATTAGATGAAGAGTGGAGAGCGCCACCACCACCGACTACACCACCAGACTTCATTGATCCAGCCAAGGAAGAGATTGCACAAGAGCGCTCTGCAGCGAGGGCTGAGACATGATCCCAAACCCTTGGATGATTGTTGGTGCCATCGTGGTGGCTGCAAGCCTGTATTTCTACGCCCACCACAGGGGATGGGCAGAGCGTGACGCAGAGATGCAGGCAGAGATCGCCATCAAGAATGAAGAGGCTCGCACCAAAGAGCAAGAGCTAACCAAACAACTCAACGACAACTCAACCAAATTGCTGGAGGCCAACAATGTTATATCTGAAAAACAGTCTTCTCTTGATCGTGCTATCAGGTCTGGTAGCGTGCGGCTCCCGGCCACAAGTTGTGTACAAGCCACCCCAAGTGCCGCCGCTCCCAGCGGAGATAGCAGCAAAGCGGGAAGTCAACCTGACAGACAGGCTAACCAAGCTGCTGATGCCGACCGAGCAACCCTCGCAGCCATCGCAGAAATTGTCGCCCAGGGAGACAGGAACACAGCCCAGCTCAACGCCTGCATCGACAGCTACGCCAAAGTGATGGAGACAATAAATGTTAAACGCTGAGAAACTTTCTAAGCTGCACATCAGTGCCGACTGGGTTGACCCGCTCAACGAAACCTTTGAGCGCTTTGGTATCGTGACACGCAATCAGCAGGCGGTGTTCATTGGCCAGTGTGGCCATGAGTGTGGCAACTTCAAAGTACTGGAAGAGAACTTGAACTACAAGGCTGCCACGCTAATGAAGCTGTGGCCTAAAAGATTTCCCTCACTGGAGGTGGCCAATGCCTACGCTGGAAACCCTAAGAAAATTGCAAATCAAGTCTATTCTTCTCGCATGGGTAACCGTGACGAAAATAGTGGTGACGGTTATAGGTTTAGGGGTCGTGGTTGTATTCAGCTTACTGGGCACTCTAATTATTTCCACGCTGGTAAGGCACTGGGTGTGGATTTTGTTGCTAACCCTGATCTTGTTGGCACTGCCAAATATGCTGCCCTCACAGCTGGATGGTTTTGGTCTACCCACAACCTCAATACACCAGCGGATGCCCTTGATCATCCAAAAGTAACTCGCATCATAAATGGCGGGGCTATAGGCCTGGAGCATCGCATTAGAGAAACTCAGCAGGCCTTGATGGTGCTAGCCTAGCTAGCAGCCAGCGACTCGGTACGCTTTTGATAGGCGGCCAAGTGTCGGATGCGCTTGGTTAGATCTATCTTGAGCAGCGTCTGCTTGTTGGCCTCGCGCAGCTGGGTTAGCGCTGCAATACGATCCTGTGCGCTGCGCTTGCCGGCTGTGTAGGTTTTCTCTGCAAGGTTCTCATAGGCATCTTGCCAATCATCTAGGGTGGCGTGTGTGCTGAAGGGCTGCTCCTTGCCTGGCACAAGCACATCAAACCCAACAGACTCAACCTGCTCTGGCGCCTGCTCTTGGATAACCTCTGGCTCAACTGTGTCTGCCATGGCTGCCTCGATCTGTATGTGATTACTCACAGGCTCACTGGGTGAGCTTGAGATCCGATCCAGTGGATTACGTGGTGGCGTGATGTCAACAGCTGGCTTGGCCTCATCTGGATAATCTTGTGCCTCCTCCGCTGTGATCAAGCCTTTGAGCACATCAGGGAAGGCGTCGCGCAGTGCAAAGCCACGGGCTCGCATCTGCATCATGCGCTTTGGGTATGCCTGCCACGGTCCCTGCTTGCCCCACAAGCCGGCGCGCTTGGCGTCCTCAACTGAAAAGCGCACGGTAACTGGGCTACGATTTTTTCGCTTGGCAACGCAGACAGCTACGGGGTTGGGCGTGCCCTCGTCTTCCATGGTTTCTTGCACATCTTCACAGACTGGACTGGCCTGCACCAGCGCGAGTGCAGCATCACCGTAGACCGATGGCTTGCCATTTATGACCGCGATGTTTTGCAACGCCTGCATGGGTGCCAGCCCCATCTCATAGCCCCACTGCACGCACACCAGAATATCCTGGGGCTTGCCTTGGTAGGCCTTGGGCACCATGCTGGAGTTGGCCAGCATCTCTGAAAATTGGATGGCCTCGGTAAGGGTGGCGGGGGCAAAGCCCTTATTGTTTGTCGCTGTTAATTGCATGGATATCTTTCTCGGTTAAGTAGGTTTGCATGGTGGTGAAAATCAGGTTGGTCATTGCGTCGACAAAGGCCTCGGCCTCTACCTCGTTGCAATCGGTGATGTTGAGCAGCTCGACCACGGCCTGCTCATAGGCGTGCCGGATGGCTGGCTTATCTGGTAGGTTCACGACTTGGCCTTTCTGTTTGTACTGCTGCATCAATTTTGTCTGCTAACTTTCTCAATTCTGCTGACATCAATTTAAGACCATCAGAAAAAGAACCGTCTTCAGCACAGCTATCTATCTCACCCTCAAGACACTCATACAAACTTGTTTCAAAGACTGGTCCATCTTCATAAAAATGTATATACATAGTCAAAGGATCGGTGACAGCAAGGCCACTATGACCATCATGAGCAGGTTGCCAAGTAATTGGAAAACTTACATAAGTTAAGTCATCATCAATAACACAGCCAAAAACTTCTTTAACTACGTCACGCACTCCTGTATCAATTACAGATGTAAGGTTATCAAGTGATGGCAAATTCCATTCTGAGAAATCTATCTCTCCATATTTGTGTTTCATTTACTCAACTCCTTGATGTTGAGCGTTGATTGGCGCACAGAGTAGGCGGCCTTGGCTGCCACTGCGCGAGCTGGCGCTGCCTTGAAGTTGCGCATTGGCCAACCGATGATGTACTGGCCAGCACGGCCACGCTCTGCATCGCCTAGTCTGAGCTTGATCTGTTTCTCGCTGCGCTCGATGGCGTCCTCGGCATCTCGGATGGCTGCCTTGCTAGCGAGTATTGCTTGGGCTAATTTAGCGACGTCGTCATCGAGCTCGATCTCTGCTTTTTTGGCATAGGGATAGATGTTGTCTACTTCTTTGCTGGACTCTGGTGGATACCAGTCTGTGGCACCAGTGTCGCGGAAGGTCTGCAGCTTGTGCTCAAACTCAAGCACCGCTTTAATGATGGCTTTTTGTGTCTCGTGGTGTGGTGCAAAGAGGAACACGCGCAACTCGATGCCCTGATACAGCACGCAGACCGCGCCCCACTTGTGGCCGGTCACTAGCATCTGGCCTTGCAGCTGGATGGGACCGCGTGCCAGGTGAGGGGTCTCCTCTGGCAGGGTCTTGGTGAGCTTGGCCTCGAGCACGCCAGCGCCATCGAGCTTGATGGAGTCTTGGCCAACAACGTATATGCCATTGGCTGGATCGTGCATGATCTCTTGGTTTTCGCCGTAGCCAATGCCGTCCAGGCTGCAGGAGAGCTTGCAGCTGCTGTGTGTGAATGCCTGGTTGATCTCTACGTCAAACTTGGTGAGACCCAAGCGCTTGGCTGCCTCGGTCAAGATCACAGGCTCCAAGGTATTACCCCAGCCCATCGCCTCGTTGCCAATGTCGGGGCGCTCTAGCCCTTTGATCGCGTTGATTGAGAACTGCAGCTCGTCATTGGGCGTGCTGTATTTGCTGTAGCCCATAAGGCCTGGTAAGCGCGAGGCGCTCATCTCTTTGTCGTCTGTTAGTTTGCCTGCCATTTATAGCTCCTGTAGTTGATAAACGCGCACAATGCGTGCGTGTGCCTGGGGATGGTTGGCCTCTGTAAAACCAATCATCTTAAATTGTTTGCCTTTGAAGACCGCTCCGAGCACTGAGGGGTGCAAGTTGGCGGGTAGTTGAATGCGCTCGCGCACATCGTTGATGCTGACGCTGCCTTGCTGGCGGCAGACTTCAGCTGCAATAGTTCTGCAGCGCGCCAGGAAGGTGGCATCACGCTGCTCAAACAGGTTGAGCTGGGCGTCGCGGATTACTTGGCCGACGTTGGCTGTCATTAGCATGTGAGCCAGACAACCAGCACGGCCACCAGGCCGAGCCAGTAGATGACTATGTCATAGAGTTGATTACGCAAGTGAGGTCTCCTTTAGGTTAAGACGTTTAAGAAGGTTAGATACTTGGGTTGTGCCCCAAGTAATATTGCCACGGGGCGTGGTCACTGAGCGAGCTTGCAACGCTGCAGCAATATCTCGGATGGTGCGTGCGCCGGTGACGGCGAGAATGTCACGCACGATTGGACCAACGCGCTGGCAGTAGCTGTCAGCATTGGCCTTGATGACGAGGACACCGGCAGCAGAGCCGATCTCTGGTGTGGGGCACCCAAGTACTACACCGCGTGCTTTGGCCGCTTGTAGGGCTTGCTTGGTGCGCTTGGAGATCTCTTCACGCTCATGCTGGGCAACCACTGCGCGCACACCAAACTCTAAGGTGCCTGCGTGTGGCATGTCGGCAGCCACAATGTCTACGCCAGCTTTACGCAGTGTCAACAAGAAGGCTGCATCACGGGAGAGGCGGTCGATCTTGGCAATCAGGATGGCTGCACCATAGCGACGGCACTGCTCAAGTGCGAGCTCGAGTTGTGGGCGGTTGTCGATCTTGCCGGACTCGATCTCTGTGTACTCGCCAATGA